AGCCGCAACACCATCAAGGTCTATTCTGAATGGCTGGATCGCTACATAAACTTTCTGGCCGGGTCCCATGCCGAAACCATAGAAGAAAAAATGGGTCAGTTCCTGACTCGCATTGTCACACAGAACAAAGTTTCCGCATCAACGCAAAAACAGGCCCTGTGCGCCATAATCTACTTTTACAAGCGAGTCCTCGGCATGGAAATAGGCGATATATCGTTTTTGCGCTCAAAGCGCCCTGTCCGGCTGCCGGAGGTATTCAGCAGGCAGGAAGTCTGGCGGGTACTTGACAGGCTGGACGGCGAAGGCTGGTTGTGGGGTGCGCTCATGTACGGTTGCGGCCTGCGGCTTGAAGAATGTTGCAGCCTGCGGATCAAGGACGTGGACATTGACCGCCGCCTGATCACCGTGCGCCAGGGCAAGGGCAATAAAGATCGCGTGGTTCCGCTGCCAGAACTGCTGGTTGAGCCGCTGCAAAAGCAGATCCGCAACATGGAGCATCTTCACGCCAGTTACTCAGCCTCCCGTGTGCCGGTATCACTGCCTGATCGGCTGGATAAAAAGTACCCGCAGGCCCCCTATTCTTGGGAATGGTTCTGGCTGTTTCCGGCTGCAGGACCCTGCAAAGACCCGAAATGGGGCGGGTGCCTGTACCACGTACACAATACCGCAGTGCAAAAGCGCATCCGCCGGGCTGTGTTGGCTGCCAGAATATCCAAAAAAGCCGGGTGCCATACCTTCAGACACTCATTTGCAACCCACTGGCTGGAAAATGCCGAGGGAAACCACGAAATAGCCTTAAAGCGGTTGCAAGAACTGCTGGGCCATAAAGATGTAAAAACCACCATGGTCTACCTGCACCTGCTGCCCAAACTTGAAAACATTGCCAGTCCCCTGGACTGCCGGAAGGCCGCCTGATGCTAACCACCAAGTTTTTCCCCACCCTGCTGATCGTGCTCGATCTGTTCGCCGCTGCCGGGTACGCCTGGCATGATGTCAGCGATTGGCGAAAGATAGTTTACTGGATCAGCGCGGCTGTACTTACCGTCTGCGTCACCTACTGAGGGCCGTATGTCAGACCAGATCGACAAACTGCTTGAAGATACCGAACAGCATCTGGCTGCTATCTTGGCCAGCGCCCGCAAGCAGGCCGCAGCCAGCCCAAGTAAGGCCAACATCGAGGCCGCCACCGCCGCCGAGGCTGCACTGCGCGAGTGTCGTGAGAGCAAGGCCCCGGTGCAGTCCGGTGGTGAATCACCCGGCGAATGGTTCAAAAATGAAACCGAGGCGTACCAGTACCTGATCAGCCTTGGGTACGACATCAGCCGTGGCAAGTTCAACCAGGATAAAAACGCCGGACACCTTACAGTTGACGGTAAGAAGGTCAGCAAGTTTTCAGTGCTGCAGTATGGCCTGCGTCTTAAGCAAGCCCAAAAAACTCAGGCATCAGCCTACAGCGGTGACCTGCAAGCCCGCCGCGAACTGGCCGACACCGAAAAAGCCGAGCACGATGCCCGCATTGCCCGTATGAAGGCCGACGAAGCCGAGCGTGAACAGAATCGCCGCTGGCTGTATCGTGATGAAGCTGTAGCAGATCTGGCCACCATTATAGCCAGCCTGCAGCAGGCGCTCGACCATGCCGTAATTGCCGGTGCCGAGGCGGTCATTCGCTGCGCTGGTGGTGATACCACTCGCACCTTCGACGTGTCAGAGGCCATTAACGAGCTGGTTGTGGCGCGGGCTTTCAACGAAGTTTCCGCAGCCGGTACCCTTCGGGTCAAATTTAAGGGAGAGAGGGCAACAGAAGATGCAGATTGAACAGCTATCCGTTACAGACCTGAAAGAATACGACCGCAACAGCCGCACCCACGACAAAAAGCAGGTCAAATCAGTAGCGGCCAGCATAGCCGAGTTTGGTTTTACCAACCCGCTGCTGGTCCGTGACGACAACACCATCATTGCCGGACATGGCCGCCTGCAGGCAGCAAAGCTGCTGGGGCTTGAAACAGTGCCCTGCATCCGGCTGTCACACCTTACGCCTGATCAGATCAAAGCCTATGTCATAGCCGACAACGCCCTGGCAGAACAGGCGGGGTGGGATAAAGACATATTGAAACTCGAAATTTCTGATTTGAACTTTGCTGGTTTCAACCTTGATTTACTTGGGCTGGACAACCTTGATAAACTGTTGGCCTCTATTCCGGCCACACAAGGCTTAACCACCCCCGACGCAATACCTTATGCCCCCGAAAAACCAAAATGCCAACGTGGCCAAGTGTGGGGCCTTGGTTCGCATAGGCTTATGTGCGGCGATAGCACTTCGCCAGAAGACGTAAATAGGCTTACAGGGGGGGGGGTATGCTCTATGGTATTCACTGATCCTCCGTACAACGTCAGCATCAAGGGCCTGGGCTCGCAGGCCGCCGAAAACAGCATCGGAAAAATGCACGATGAATTTGCTATGGCATCTGGCGAGATGTCTGATCAGGAATTTATTGATTTTCTGGCAGTGGTATTCCAGCGGCTGATTGAATCAACCCGGCCCGGCAGCATCCATTATATCTGCATGGATTGGCGGCACGCCTTTCATGTGCTGGTTGCAGGTAAGCAATATAACGAGCTGAAAAATATATGTGTTTGGAACAAAGACAACGGCGGCATGGGTACGTTTTATCGCAGCAAGCACGAGTTTGTGTTCTGCTACAAAAACGGCAAAGCCCCCCACATCAATAATTTTGAGCTGGGCCAGCATGGCAGGTACAGATCAAACGTTTGGGATTATCCGATAGTAAGCAGCTTTGCCAATACCCACCAAGGCGGAAAAGCAACCAAGCCGGAAGAAACTAGAATGCATCCCACAGTCAAGCCGCTTGAGCTTGTGGCTGATGCAATAATGGACTGCAGCCACCATGGCGACACTATTCTTGACCTGTTCCTTGGTTCCGGCACCACCCTGATCGCTGCAGAGAAAACCGGTCGCGTCTGTTATGGCATGGAGCTTTCCGAAAAATACTGCGATGTAATCATTCAGCGCTGGGAAAATTTCACCGGCCAAAAAGCCGAGCTGCTCAACCAGTGACCCACCCATACCTTGATATAGACATCCCACGAGATATCCCGCACTGGATGTCCGATGAAGACGCCGCCCTGCTTGCGGGCCAAACGGTTGAAGTACAGCTTACCCGCGGCCTGATCAACCGGATGAAAAGTCCGGTCAAGATCAGTGTCAGCGAATGGGCGCAGGCTCACCGGATCGTGATGCCTATCGACAGTAACCCCGGCCCGTGGAGACAAGAAAAGGTGCCGCACACTGCCAAGATCATGGACACCATCGGCAAGCCATGGGTGCGTGAAGTCTGGATGTGCATGGTGGAACGATCCGGTAAAACACAGGTACTGCTCAACTCCGCTATGTGGTCAATCGATCAGGGGATGAAGTCCGGCAACATCTTCTGGCTGATGCCCACCGAGCTTGATGCCCGTACCGCCCTGGGCGAACGGATCATCCCGGCCCTGCGTGCCAGCCAAGCCACCCGCCGCCACATGAGCGACCGGGCTGACGACACCAGCCGGGGTATTATCCGCTTTAAGCACGGCATCCGCTTAAAACCGGCCTGGTCAAACAGTCCGGCGTCGCTGGCCAGCTACTTTGGCCGATTCAACATTGCCGACGAAACCGACAAATACGCAGACCGCACCAGCGAAGGAACCGACCCTATCACCCTTTTCCTTAAGCGCAGCCGGGATGATAAGCGGGGCTCTAAGTATGTTTTCGCTTCCACTCCTGGTCAAAAGTACATCTACAAAGGGATGAAAAGTTGCCAGCAAGTTTGGGAATACCGCGTCAAATGCCTTGCCTGCGGAGAGTACCATCTAATGACTGGTGAAGGTTTTCAGGTCCCGGAAGGGATCACACCAGACACCATCCATCATGCAGAGATCACATACGCCGCAACCTGCTGCGGCTCTATCTGGACAGAAAACGACCGAGACAACGCCTATCAGGCTGGGCGCTGGTTCTGCATCAAAGGTGAAGAACTACAGCGTCCAGAAACCGTAGGCTTCCACTTTCCAGCCTTCCCCTGCCCCATGGTTCCGTTTGCAGAAATCGCCGGGGCCAGAATTAAAGCCACCAGCGGTGATATCATAGCAAAATCCGCCTGGGCCAACGGCTACGAGGCGATTGATTACGAGGCGGAAAAGGCTGGCACGCTCAGCACCGATCATCTGCTGCGCTTCAAATCA